GCCGAGCAAAAAGAAAAGGCCATCAGCCCTCAAAGGACAGGGGCGAGCGAGGAACAGGGGTCACCTAGAGGCCCTGACGGCCGCTTGTAAGACCACCTTTCTCGAGAACTTCGCTACGCATCGTCATTTGGCCGACGCGGCTATGATGGCCGGGGTATCTAGCGGGTGTGTGCGGAAGTGGCGCGTTTTGAGCTTTTTATTTGGCTACTGGGGATTGTGACGGGTGGGATTCGAACCCACACTGAACGGATTTTAAGTCCGTTGCCTCTGCCGTTGGGCTACCGCCACGAGGTTAAAATTTCTAATTTCCCCCGACGTGTCATTCGTCGCACTAGAAACGGAGAAGTTCGTGACGCGTCGTGAATCGCCCTAGATTCGCCCTAGGGCAACGATTCTGATGATACGCTTCTAACGTGAACATAAAAAAGCCCCGCCCTGGAGCGAGCGGGACTTCCATGCGGGGAGCGCAATATCAATCTTCCGCTTCACCCTCATCGGACTTTTTCGAAGCTCGGGCTTCAGCCCGCTGCCCCTGGTACTCAGAGTACAGTTCGCTGTTCTTCGTCCAGTCAGGGTCGACGTTGCGGAGACGAGCACGAATCTTGCGGCGCTCGACCTGCGGGTCTTCGCCATCTTCATCCACGTCGATCAGCTCCTGAACAAGCTCTTCGCGCTTCTCTTCGCGCTCTTCATCGCTGAGTGCCGCCTTCTTCGGGCGACCCTTTTTGGGCGATTCCCCGTCGGTTGCTTCATCGGTGGCTTCAACCTCATCTACCTCATCTTCATCTTCGACTGGCGACTTCGCCTTTGCTGATGCCTTTTTGGTGACCTTTTTTGACGCCTTCTTTTTTGCTGCAGCTTTGGGCATGTTATGCCTCCTTATTGGTTATGAGCGTTCAACACGAATCACTCAGCGAGTGTAATGATACGTCTACTGGACTAACTTGTCAGTCATTTGACACTATTTCTAGAAAACAATTTTAGATCCAGGTCGTCCTTGTGAGACCACCTACGCTTGACGACCTCAGCGTCGACTGTGACAGGTACAAAGTATGTCTTGTGGTCTTCCATCAACTTGCAAACCTGGGGAATAACATGAGCCGCCTCAGACGGGGGGCACTCGATCACGACCTCATCGTGAATGGTAAGAATCATTTTCGCCTTGAATCGACTACGGCGCAAAAAGTGCCAAATACGAACCATTGCGGCTTTGATTAAGTCAGCACTTGTGCCCTGGCACATGTAGTTCAAGGCTTTGTATCCAAACTTAGATGGAATATAGTACCGACGTTGGAACGGGTTTTCAACGTAACCCTGGCGGATCAAGTCCCGTTTGAGGCTTGCAGTGAGCGTCTTAACAGATGGGAAAGCTTTGTGGTACGCCGATACAATTTGTTTTGCCTGCCGTACGTCGGTTGGAAGGCCACGTTGCGTAAGTGTTTCAGCTTGCTTCGCCGCGCCCGACCCGTACAAGATACCAAACCCCGTAGCCTTAGCACGCTTACGTTGTTCCTTTGATATCTTGTCTCGGGGAAGTTGATATACCTTTGACGCCACAAACAAGTGGATATCACGCTCAATTTCCTTAGCCATTGAACTATCCTGAGCGAAGTGAACGAAAAACCTCATTTCGACCTGGCTATAGTCAAGATGATAATTGTATCGGCCTTGGCGAGGAATGAAACATTCGCGTGGGCCTAGTAGCCGTGGCATGTTCTGCAGATTAGGATCGCTCGAGGAAAATCGACCGGTCATCGCCTCACTTTGATTGAACTTACAATATAGTGTGCCGACCTCGCGACCGTTCGGAAGCTTGCGTTTGTTGCGGGCCTTGTCAATGATCGCATTGTAGTAGGTGCTGATCATTTTCGATACTTCGCGGTACTTGAGCACCAAGGGCGGCAAAATTGACCAGGGCGGCAGCCCCTCCGATTTTCCAGTTTCTACAATCGCACGAATGAATCGCGAAGCTTTCCAGTTTTCCTCACTGGCGTCCTTCATAATCGCTGCGATTTCTGGCGGCGAGTATCGTTGCATAGCATACTCATCGAAAGCCCAATTACCACCGCCCGACATACCGCCCGTCTTTTTGTTTTTCTTGGGCGTTGTCTTATACTTCAGAATAATACCAAGCTTTTTGAAGGCAGCTTCGAGGTGCTTGCCCGAGCCAGGATTAAACTGACCCAGCTTTACGACCTCAAAGTATTCGTCATACCATTCCTCAACTACCACGCCCTTAGATTTGCGGGTACGCTTTTTGCGCTTGGGTACCTGCAGCTCACCGACAAGATCGTTGAGCATTTCCATGATAACTATGGTGTCTTTTTCAGCCTGAGCACGAAGCTTTTTGGCACGGGTAATATCGACTTCGGTCCCATGCGTCTCCATATCGACGCAGGCATACATAAGCTGGCGTTCGGTTTCGTACAAGTCAGGGCATGTCGCTTCAACCATGGGCTTCATCATGGCAAAAGCCTCGAGCGTTACAGCTACGTCCCAAAGATTACGCCGAGCCAGCACTTCTTCGGGGGCGTCAGTGAAATTAAGTTTTCGCCCTCGTTCGCGGACTAATGTTCGCTTATTTTGAGCCTTCAACCATTCTTTAATCTCATCCTTATCTTCGGTGGTTTTGTGCAGGTAATACTTGGCGATTGTCCGAAGGTCGTGCCCCCGCCGAACAGAGTCGAGGGCCTTTGACATTATCATAGTGTCGTGAACGATGGCGCCCGTGTCAAACCATTCGAGTACTGGTAAGCCTTCAACGATCAGGTTTTTGAGCTCGAACTTCGCATTTTGGCATATAATGACTTTAGTTGGGTCAGCGAACAATGCTGCAAGCCATTTGCAGCTACGCTCATTTTTATATATGAACTCGTAGTTGCCGTCACTGTCCTCGTATGACCAGCAAAATATAGGCTTGCCATCGTACCAGGGTTTGCCATCAGTCTCAACGTCAAAGCTTACATAACGCCCCGTAGGGTAGTCATAGCCGCCGACAGAGCTCGGTTGACTTGACTGCTGTGTATCCGCTCTAGCTTGATCCCCACAGCCTTTAAGATATCTTCGCCCATCGTCAGGCGGTAATCCCCGACCCTTACGACCCGAGTCACGTTTGCTTGGATGAGCCTTTGAGCGCACATTCGGCATGGTGTCACCGTTATGAAAGCTACCTTGTCAGGTATAGTTGAATCAACAGCGGCTACCGCATTATCTTCAGCGTGAAGGCAGCCGCACTTACCCTCTTCGCCAGTACAAGTATCGTGAGGCAACCCTCGAGCTGGGCCATTGTACCCCACAGATAATATTTTTCTCATTGTTGGATCAGTGAGCACACACCCCACTGCAGCTCGACGGCACAATGATCGACCGGCCCAAAGCGTGGCAGTAGCCAGGTGAATCGACTCGCGAGATAGCCTGTTACCCGATTCGTCGACCATGAGTATACGCCTCCACAAGCTTTGTTTTTTCATTTGCCCAACAATGAAGTGACCCGATGCTCATGTCGAGCATCCCGACTTTTACCTCGAGATAGCCCGCTACATGTTGAGCAAGCCTATTAGCAAGGTAAATGTCGTCCTGCAGATGACGGACAAGGTCACAGGATCGAAGAAGGTAATGGACGTGCAGCTGCTCGTTGCGAACAAGGAAATGGTACCCGATCGTGCAGGGCACGCGGCCCCCGTGTCGAACGCCCGTGTCCTCGGGAAACCACACGGGCAAATAAGCCTGTCTTGTATCGGGCTCGTCAAGCAACAAGTTGATAACGTGAGACAGGTTGCCGTATTCGAATCGAATACCCATCAAACGATCGGGCGCCCACATTCGTTCCATATAAGTGTGAGTGAACTGTTCGTCTTGACGAAATTGGTCGTTTTTCGGGTTTCGTTTGTAATACGGCCAATCCTTAAACGTATCACCAGGGTTGACAGGCTTGCCCCCCACTCGTTCCCCGAAATGATTTTCAGCCCAGGGCAAGTTAGGCGATACACTTAATTGGAGTAAGTGAAGGTCGTCGAACATTTGAGCCTGGCATCGAAACTGAATCACCTCGATCATTTTGTGGCCGGGGCTTTTTTCGATGTCCACACCCTGCCATTTTTGGGTGTGTATTTCAACCCCATGCTTGTGTAAATCATAAGCCGCTTTTCGGTATATAGCGTCGACCATCATGCTGTGCGATCCTTTGAGTATATGATACAATGATGGAAATATCTATAAAGCTATTCGATGTTTACGGGTACGCCTTTTCAAAGTTAAGGCTGCTAACAAGCAAGCTAGGCGGAAGCCGGCTCGAGCCGTAGCCCATGTGCTCCATCCATCGGCGCTTAATTCGCTTGAACGGGCCATACTTTTCGTGGTCAAGCATGTCATTCCCGTGGTCTTCGTATGCCTGGAGCACCTTGTTATACCACTTCGCCATATTTATTCGAGTGGGGGGAATACCATCAAGCTTAGCATCCTTAGCAACGAGTCTCGCGTCCCTCGTCAATTGATCAAACAGCTTTTTCTGTGAGAAGACGTACGGAAGCGATTTGAAGCAATGGACTTGCATTGACGACAGGTGCCAAAAGAACCGAACCTCCGCGGGGTTTTCGCAAATATAGCTGGCGATGCAGCATGCCAGGGCTGCGTCCATGAACCCCATGTAGCCGATATAACTGGTTCGGCTAAAGATGGTGATCGTGGGCGGCCCTGCCTTTTTACCATTACCGTGAAACGTCGCGGACATCAGGCAGCCGCCCCACCGATGCTTCTTTTCGTACCGAATAGGGTCACGAAACATCAGGTTTGCAGTGGCGCCATCGCGAGCAGAGCCATCAAGAATTTCATGCGATTGCTCGATAAACCGATCAAGCGAGTCACCAGGCACGTACTCGCGAATCAACCGAGTCCAACGCTGCTGATTTAGCCACAGCTCTTTACCGATGTCAAGCTCATAGCTACACTGATCGGCCTCGATCATCACGTTGAAGGCGTGGCTTTCGATGTTAAGTACCGCGTCAGGTTTAGGGTGATCGAGCACACCTGTGAAGGCATCGTACACTGCCTCGCCAACTGTTTGCCCATGAAAGTACCACTTGTGTCCTTGCTTAGACATCGTTTACCTGCTTTCTGTGATCGTTGATAATCGCCTCGATGTTCGGAGGCCGATAGTTTTCACCCTTGTTCCGGCACCTTACATCGTCACTGCCGCCTGCCCCGACACTTTTACTCATGTTCGAGCTGTGGATTTCTTCGAAGGCTTTCGCAAGTGGCAAGTCGAAAGTCAAAGCAGTGCCGATTGCCACATACACCAAATCAGCGATACCATCGAGCGTTGCCGCCTCGTCGCCTTTTGCCATTGCCTGCAGCAACTCACCCAATTCTTCCATCAACAGATGAGCTCGCATAATACGACCATCATACCCCTCTTTCTTAAGCCACGTACCCTTTTCGATATTTGCCGCTGACTTTTCAAGGCGCTGACCCTGAATTTTCAAAAATTCGCTATTTGCCGGCCGAGACCTAGCATGATTCGGCAGTGATTCTTCCATGCTAAAGCCATGACGATTATGAAAGTCCGCTACTTGTGCTACCTGGTTATACATCAATTGATCTCCAACCATCGTTCTACAAAAACGCCTACTACGCAATAGCCCAATACGTCGGTAATGGTATCGCCTGCTGATTCATCTTTGACTTGAGGTTTAGCCCCTTTCTTAAGCAAGTTGGTAAGCCTTGATATTTTGCTGTCGATCCGGTTCACAATTCCAATGCCCTTCCAACGAAGCAATGACTCGCAGCCGTAGTCATGATGCTTGTTAATAATCATCTCACAAAAGGGTTTTATGGCGAACGATCGACCCATTACTCCGAGGGTCGTACAACCCATTTCATAGTAAAAAGCCTGGTAATCCATATGCTTACCTTGGGTGATGAACCCCACCGCGGCTGTCATCATTTCGGTCATCGCTTGAACTGAGTGTTCTCGCTCGGTTCTAAAATCTTGCATACCCTCAACGATCGCCTCTACTTGATCGGGCTTGTGAAAAATATACTCGGGCACTTTCATTAAGATTCCCTAAGTGCGTGGTTCAAATCGCTGGAACTTCGGAAGTAATTCGCTTTGGACTGCAGTTCAAAGATCAGGTTATTCTCCATAAGTACGGTGATCGCGTCGTCGGCTAACGGCATCGAATCTTCGGCGCCTACGTCTAATGCTACGCCGATTGCTCGAGAAATACTGTGCTTCGCTAGCATTGTACCCTTAAGCAAGTTAGCGAACCTACGACGGCGTTGCGGGTCATCGACGATTGGCTTAAGTCGCAAGACACTGGCCAAGCAAGCAAGGGGATCAGACGATAGCACGATAGGCCGCTTGTCCTTTGAGTATCGACCATAACCCATACAGGGCTTATTGTACCACTCCTGCAGCAATGAAGTAGCGCACCGAACATGACCCTGCTTCACAAGCAAGATTTCAGGGTCTTCAGGTTTATGGCTGAATGTTCGTGCGGCGATGGCGCATGCTATTTTAGCAAGCTTAATGCGAATGTTAGCGCCTTGCACAAGGGGAATGCTTGACCCGTATTCATGGCCTAGCTTTGTCGCCAACTCAAGGCACACGGCAGTTGCTTTTTGGTCGAATTCAATTTGGCCCCGTTTTCGTGACCAAGCCCACAGAATAAGCTTTCGCATTGCCGATCGGTCGTAGGTATCTGGGTTAAGCGTTGGCTTTTGTGCAAGCCTGTTAATTGCTTCGATCGGGACATCATCCTGGTGAACTGCTAAGGCGTAGTCAAACCGAGCAATATCTTCGTGAGCGCCTACGATTTGACGCACTGCTTCAACTCCGTACACGAAGCTGCCAAGGTCACGGTTTTCACGGGGGTTGGCTACCCAGATCAACCTGCATTTAGCAGGAGCTCGATCCGATACGATTTTGGTAACCTCGGCAATTCCATCATGCCGAATGCGGGACAGCTTACTCCAGTCAGTATGAGGCAGTGCTGAGGCTTCGTCGATGATCGTTAGTCGGCCATGATTCAACGGAATCGCGCCCCACTTGACGTAATATCTGCCCGACGGCATCGCCTCACAACCCGCTACAAGCCCAGCGAATGACATATTTTCTGCAGACACCACATCACCCAGCTGGTAAAGTTGGTGCATGTTCGTGAAGGTTACGCCCTTACCAGTTCGAGTGTCACCGAAGATCAAAATATCTAGCATCCCCCGATCAACAGTTTCCCCATTGAACGTGAAGGAATCGACTGAGTGATACGCTAGATCGACTGCAACGTGAAGGTCAGACCTCCCGATGACGCGAGTTACATGCTCTTCATGCCAGAGGGCTATTCGTTTAAGTTTTTCGTTGATTGACTTAAAGTGAGTCTTGTCGGGCTGGAAAGCTTTAAGGCTTTCGACATCATCTTGCTGAAGTTGGAAGGCTTCGTATTCGAGCTGCAGGGGTTCAACTGATCGTAGCACTAAGACCACGCTGTTGTCTTTTTGAGCTCGGGTACGATGCAACGAAGCTCGGTACGATCGGTTTGGCCTCAGAGGTGCGCCTAGGTTGATTGCGGGAACATACCTCAGGCTTTCGTCACCTGACAAATTGCGGCTTACAGGTTCAGTGACCATGACTTTCTGAGATGAAAACTCGGCCATGGGTTTTACTTCGACCGAGCAATCAGGACTACCCGGCAAGCCCGCATACTTTGCCATTGTTCGGTCGGCTACGTTTTTACGCAAGTCCATCAGCCGAAGGTATCGCTCATCTGACGGATCAAACTTTACCTCCTTGAACTTGTCGTCTTCGCATCCGCAGTCAGCTGTGCATTTGCACCTTACCTTATAGTGATGTGGCAACACGAATTTGTTGGGGTCGTGGCCTGATGAAACTACATCGCAGCTTACGACCTCACCGTCAGATACGAACTCAGACGATGCCTCGATCAATGACACAACTCGAGATGGTTTGGTATAGGCGCTTGACGCATCGCCCATCGCCAATATTTCAAGCTTCGAAACTCGAGTTCGCCAAGTCGCTGCAGATCGAAGCGAGTGGTCAGCTTCGATCCATTCACCTACGTCTTTACCACCCTCGGCTTTAAATCTCCGAACTGTAGCTGCGTACTTTTTGACGGCAGCGATGAACTTTTGAGTTCCGTCTTCGCCCGCCTCATCTGAATCGAAGCACACCACAACATCAAGTTTAGAAAACCATGGAATAAAATGCCGAGGAAACTTTGTACCGCTCGTACAACAAATAGCATCGAGCCCCATCGAAATCAGGGCGAGGCAGTCCATTTCGCCCTCAGTCACGAACATTAAGTTTTGGGCATTGAAAAGCATTGAGGCCGGGAACAAGCTCGTTTTCCCGTGTCCCTTGACGTTAAGCATCTTCGGTGAGTTTTTGGACCTTGCGTGAGTGGGCAAGTGTTGGCGAATGTTCACGATTCTGCCGAACGGGTCGCGAATCGGAATAGTGATTCGAGTGCCCTTCGACCCTAGGCCAAATTGCTCGATGGCCTCAGATGACAACCCACGACTTTTAAGGTACTTGATGTCGCTGGGTTTTTTCCTTAGGGTTTCGATATACGACTGACACCTTTTTTCAGCTGATTCGACAGCAGGGTAAGATTGGTCGTAAAGCTTTTGGGCAGCCTCACGAAAGCTAACCTCACGATTTTGTTCCTCGCTTAACAGTTTTCGATGAAAGCTTAGGCAGTCGTTACCGCCTACGCCTACGTCACCCTCATTGTTCGCTTCACCGTGGTCAAACCATTTTCCAGTACCAATGTTAACGTACAGGCTAGGCTTGTTATCTTCACGCCATGGAGCATGAACCCGCCGCTCGTCGCCAGCTCCAGTAACTTCATCTAACTCTTCTTGAAAGATTGACCGATAATACTCGGCGGGTTTGATCAGCCTTTTAGCAAGGCTGGTAATTAATGCTCCAGTTTCCATAAAAGAAAGCGCCGCTTTACGCGGCGCGCTCCTTGAGTTAGTCTTGTGCTTCTTCGATGGCCTTGACCAGCTTGAGCGGGTTGGCGAATTCGCCTTCCACTCCGACATACTCGGCAAGCTCGATCAACAGCATGCCGTACGTTTCGTAGTCGTCGGGGTCCAGCTCCAGGTCGCTAGCCATGCCGGCGATTTTCTTACGAAGAGCGGGCTTGATTGAAGCTTCCTCAAAACTGATGGTGACAGTGCCACCCTCAGTTCCTGCTTCCGCTTCCTCTTCCTCTTCCTCTTCAACCTCCTCTTCCTCATCGCCGCTCGGTTCAGCTGCAGTCAACTCATCCAGGGACAACTTGACGATTTCGCCGTCTTCGAACTTCACTGTGGCGTTTTCGCCCATGATTTTCTTGACGACACCCTGGTACTCTTCGCCGTCGATTTCGGCAGTGACCAGGTCACCCACCGCGATCGTCGACTCTTCCTCTTGGACCTCCTCTTCCTCTTCGACTTCTTCGAGGTCATCAGCGCCAACCTCATCGGAGTCAAGTGCCCCGTCATAGTAGACGTTCGTCCACTCGTCCTTGTTCTTGACGGTGACGGTTGCATACGAACCGATCAGTTCACCGATCGCTTCCTGAATCGCTTCCGGGTCATGCTGGGTCGGAAGATCGTGCCCAAGCTGCTTCATCGAGCCGCGGAACCAGCCAATCGACTCAGCATTATCAACGCCAAACCGCTTGAACAGCTTACGGTTAGCATGATCGCCCGAGGCAATCTTGTTGGTGAAGGTGATTTGCGGACGACCGTTTTGGCTTTGCTCAGGCTTGATGTCTTCGATCAGCACCTGGTACTTACCATCTGGGACATTACCGCCGCTTTCCTTGACCTGAGATTCATCGTACCCATTATCTGCCATGGCAGCGATGATGGGGTTGACGGACGTCTTCTTACCCTTGGAAACGGTCTTTTTCTTAGGCATTTACATGCTCCTTAAAACTCGAAACAAAACTATGGCCATTCAACAGTTCTCGTGTCTTCGGTTTTGCCCTCGCTGACCTGTCCTTTGCATACAGGTCTTTGCGAGGCTCACAGGTTATCGTTCGGACCTCCTTTCGCTTTCCATCCTTCGATTTCAAGTGCTCGATTTGGCAGTATACCACGATATCACACAACGGGATCAATGCGTCCCAGGCTTGCTTCGACATTTTGGGTTTGCATTGGTCAACGTCTAATTGGTTTACCTTGACAGTCTTCCACTCTTCATGGGCGATGAACACGATGCCAGTGCATAGAGCTTTCAGTCGCTCGATCATTCGGTACAATGCCTTTTTATACATGGCCCAGCCCTTGCCGTAGCCCGCATCGGTCAATGCCTCAATCCTCAGCTTTTTGAGAATATAGTTTTCAGCCATGTTCGCCCAGTCGTCAACGTGGTCGATGGCGATAATGTCGAATCGGTCGTGAGACTTTTCAAGAGCCTCAACTGCTTTTTCAAAGTGCTCCCAAGTGAGGCACTCCGAGGTGAATGTCTCCAGGAATCGCGTGCCTCGGTCGGTCGATAGAAATAACACCCTATCACTGAAGTCATTGACGAACGTGGTTTTACCCACACCCGGCTGGCCGTAAACCGTGATGATGAAGTCGTCGACTTTACCTGCAGCCACCACTTTATTTCCTGGCAGTGACCCGGGTTCGGTTTTTCTTACTACCTTTGAGGTTGTCGCCGTCTTTTTTATTATCTTCTTTCTTTGCAGGGGCATTAGGGGTCTCCAATTCAGGGTGCAGGTCGTTTCGTTGTGTGAACATTAGTTTAGTGCCCAAGTCTGTCCCGCTTGTGTCGAGGGGCAGGTAAGCACACGATGAAAAATACTCATTACAGGCTTGGTCGTTGGGCATCCATGCTCGAGGGTTGTGCGGGTTGATCGGGCCATTAATGATCGCCTGATACTCGGCATTGACTTGATTCAACTCAAGCTCAAAGGCTTCGATGTCACTCTTTTCAACGATCAATTCTTCGCGGTAAAAGTAAAAGTTGGGTCGTGCCCCGTAGTCGAGCTTGATTCGTTCATCGAAGGCAAAGGCGCTTTCGCCTGACTTTTTACGAAGCTGGCATTTTCGCACTACGTCATAAATACAACGCCTAGGGTCGAAGCCGAAGCCGCGTTTAGCCCCGAAAATATAACCCCTGACCTGAGTGTCGAGCGGCAACCTATCAACGTACCCCTCTTCAATCGACTGAGCAGTCTTATGCTCGACGATAATATGCTCACGCTTTTTGCCATACTTGGCAGTGGCAAGAAGGTCGCACTTGCCGCCGAAGTCGAACGAGCCCATGTCTACCTTGAATTCGACTTCGATTAGGTCTTTTCGGATTTGCCAATTCTCTCGATCCTGCAGATACTCGTCTTCATAGCCAAGCAGCATGCCGCGAAGTGTGGATAGGCTTTTGTTAAGCTTGTCGAAGTCTTTGTCTGTATACAAGTCAGACATGCTAAGGGCCTCATCGTAGGCATCGTCTACCATACGCTTCGCGATCATTCGCATTGACGACCGCTTACCGCGATACCATTGAGCAAGAGCTTCGTGGAATGCGCTGCCGATAATCAGCGCGCCTGATTTTCGCTGAGGCTCAAGCCTGCATATATACTTCCAGAAAAACTTTCGCTTGCAACTACGAAAGCATTTAATCGCGGACGATGTCCATAGCATCCGATCTGGGATCTTCGGAATATGCGGGAAGGTTTTTGGGTCAACAAGTTGTTCAAGGGCGAATGTTCGATCATATGCTTGCATTTCAACTCCAGTAGATCATTATATATCTGGGGATTTTTCTTGAAAGCTTATACAAGTTCATGAATTGATTTTCCTAATTTAATAGAAGCCAAAATGTCATCGGCACTGTCCATCATACGCTTAATATCACGGTATATTTTGACGTCGATAGAGTTCTCGGTTAGAATATCGTAGTAGGTGATATGGTTATGGATTTCACTACCTTTTCTTCGAATACGCCGTTCACTTTGTTGGCGAGCTACGGCTTTTCGACTATTGCTATAATAAATTGCAGTGTCGGCTACTATCAATTCATTCATGCCTACGCCTGATTCTACCTGGCCAACAAAAACTTGAATGTCGGTGTCTCGAAAATCGAGCCGAGCTTTTTCTTTTTCGATGCGGTTCATTCCGCCATAAAAGCCTACTGAGCTATACCCCATTTTAGTGAGCGACCCGAGGATTGCCTGAATTTCTGCAGTGAAGGAAGCCCAAACTACAAGCTTAGGCTTGTCAAGCTCTTTGACGAGGCCATTGAATACCTTGAGCTTGCCCGAGCCCAGGTTGATTACCCTCTTTTGGTCATCATATAAAAAGCCCGAAGCCACTTGCTTTAGTTTTGATATCAAGGTTGTGATATGGTCAAACTCGATAAGCTCACCGTCAGCGTTTTCATACTCCCAAAAGTCAAGCAGCTCTTGGTACTTTTTAGCCTGTCTTTTCGACATCTCCGCTCCCTTAACGATATCATGGCGTTCGGGAAGCTCTAGAACATCATCCTCATGCACTGAAATCGCTACAGCTTTCAGGCTTTGCTTAATTTTACGTTCGGCACTTCGCTTGGGAACCCATCGAGGTCCAGCTTGAACAAAGTGCCTGTTACGAAAAGCCCAATAGTTGTCACCCATAGCTTTACCACCGTCGATAAAAAAGCAAGGCGCAAATACGTCATACAGGTGATTTGAAATGATCGAGCCAGACAACCCTAGCCGACGCGGTATATTCTTTCTTACCACCATAGCGGCGGTCGTTCGCTTTGACTTCATGTTCTTAAGATAGTGGCACTCGTCTGCGATGATAATGCCCCAATGGTGTCGCATAACCCATTGGCTTACCTCCCAATTCGCTAGCAAGTCGTAGGTCACAAAAAGCCATTCGGGTTGAACGAGGCCAACTGTGTCTGACGCCTTAGTGACTGTAGCCATGCTCACCTCTTCTTCGAGCTCAAGCTCAATTCGCCAAGTGAGCGCGTCATCCCGACGGCCCACTAAAAGCGCAGGCAAAGCTCCAGGCGTGCTAGTAGCATACCGAATAGCGGTCAAAGTTTTGCCTGTCCCCGGTGCCAGAAAAAGGCCTGCCCGCCCCTTTTTAGAACGGGCAAACTTAATTGCTTCTTTTTGATGGCTAAGCAGCTCCCTCATAGTTCCTTTGCGTCTCGCTCAAGAATACGACGGGCTTCGCCGTCGCCTGAAATATAAATGCCGATGATTAACAACGGGCCCGAAATCGACAAAACTTCGAGGTCAAACGACACCCCGTTAGAGGTACGAAAAAATATTTTGAAAGCCTTACCGTCAAGTTCTAATTTAATCTCACGCTTGAGCATCGAGGCAAAAACTATCACTGAGCTTGGATGAATGTCGAGCACTCGAATGATGCAATACGGCTCAGATTGTAAAGCTACTGCCAGCAGTACCCTTGAGCCCCGGTGAAGCATCATCTGAACTGATCGACCTTTGGTTGACCCCGACGGGGACATAGTCCACCTCCTTTGCTCGAGCGACTACCATGTCGTCGATAGACCTTGCCACTCCGTCAACAAGTGAGCTATGAAGCTCGTCGCCTCGATCTTCAAACTTATGGTACTCAAGCTTGGATCGAATACGGGACCAAAGCACACCTTCTTGCAAGCTGATGCTGATTAAAGTTGTGATGGTGTCCATCAGCCCCGAAACAACTGTGCCTTGCTTGGCGATTTTTACGAACACCTCGATGGGCGCCACAGTTCGGGCTTTATCATCTTCGATGAATGAAACTGTGATATAGCACTTATACCCGCAGATTTCTTGGCGAGTAGTAAAGCTTCGACGAACGGTGGGCAGGTTCATTATGACTCCTTGATTTGATCTATCGTACATTCTTTTTGAGGCTTGTCAGGTCTCATTCGATTAAATCGGGGATGCGTGAGTCTGCCTCGAGACCCAACAATTTGATAACCGATTTCAACCACTTTTCCAATAAGTCGAGCGCGGTTATGAAGGTTCGTTAAAACCTCACGCTCACCATCAGTCATGCCCGAAGCATTGGCTACTTCGACCAGGTTACCGTCATCATCATATACACTGCAGATAATCGAGCCCAACATCTTACGATATTTGCCTTGGCCCGGGGTAATGCCCACGATGATGCAGTCCACTGAACATGCCTTTTTGACCTTAAACCACTTTTCACCGTCCTTGAGAATCCACCCCTCATAGCCCATTTCATCAGCTTTGCCAATCAAAAAGTTACCAATATCTTTTTCGGGAATGTCTTTGACGAAGTCGTTAAAGCAAAAGTATTGAGCGATTTCAAGACTGTGCGTTTTCATAATCGAGTCATGAAAATGCAATGGCTTGGGGTATACCCGAGCGCCGTCGTAAAACCCTAGGCCAAAGGGCTGAATCATGAGCGGTAAGTCGGGATTAATTAACGCAGTCTTGACGCTGCTTCGGCTACCCGTAACCAATTCACAATCCACTGAGCTAAGCGGCGGAAGTTGTTTGATCGGCCCCATAATAGGGTGCTCAAGTAATCGTGGGTACCTTGCCATAAATTCAAGGTGGTCTTCCATTCTTCGGCCGTACGCAACTACATTGCCATCGGGCTGAATGAAAAAGCAAACTCGGTGGCCATCAAGCTTAACTTGTATGTCCCGAGACTTTTGGTTTTTCCATTTTTTTGCCCGTGGCAGCTCGTGTTTCCAATCATTCATACTTTACTCCTTGAAAGTGAAACTTTTTATCGGTGCCTTTTCGGTATGTCAAATTCCTTTTACGCTTTACGGGCCTTCCACAAAGCTGAAACACCATCACATCAGCGAGGGTAATATCTAGTTCATCTACCACCACGATCTTGGGGTGGTGTATCGTCGTGACGATTTTAAGCCCGTCGAACGGGCCACCCATCAACTCGCTGAAATACCTTTCATCCATTTTGGGCCAAGTTGTACGATTTTTCGAGGTACGACGACACATCGGGCATCGTCACAAACCCGGCCAAATTGTCAGCGATAACTTCAGTAAGCTCCTCTTGGTTAACGTCGATAACGTCTAACCCTGACTGCACGATAAAGCTGAACACCCGAACTTCAGCTACATTAGTGGGGCGTGGGTACTTACGACGGTAAAAACTTTCGGGTCTTGACCACTCAACAGCGATGCCGCGGAAAATCGACCTTCGAGCTGTGGTCGTAGTGATGCCGTTATCTTCGGCAACTTGTTCAATGTCTTGACCACAAAGGCTGGCAGCAAGCTTCATACAGTCATCATTCGATAACTGAGTGGGCGCGCCGCGAGCATATCGAAGTGACATTTTCAACAGCCTTCGTTGAGCCGTAAGTCTACTGCAGCCGATCATGTCAGCGACTTGTTGGTAGGTAGTACACTTTGCGTAAGCACGGCGAAAATCATCATCTGAGTATTGAGGTTTATTCACTCCGAACTCCTACCATAGCAACTTGAAAGTGGTGAGCTAAAAGCTCAACTACCTGATCCGGTTCATGCTTAACCAAAATTCGATTCGCGTTATGGCCATTAAGCATGATGAAACAACTCCCCTTTTCCGGCGAGGGAACAACACCACAAAAGTTTGCGGCATTGATATACACGAACCCGCCGTACATGCCTGACTTAAGCTTAAGTAAATATGCTGTCGGTCGGGATGCCGTTGGCTTCGAGCTCTCCTCGGATACTGACAATTCGGGCTTTGAGTCGTTTTTCTTGGGCTGTTCTGACAACTTTTACTACCTCCCAGTCGAGTTTAATGTCCATAATTAGCGTGCTCATACTTCGTAGCACGTACTTGTCTTCCTTCACGAGACAAAACAGGGCTTCTAATTGATTTTCTACGCTTTCGACCTCCTCGATCAACGACTTTAATCCCGGCCTTGACAACTTCAATTTCTGACGACGCGAGATCCATTCCGTGCTGCTCAAGCTTAATGCCCTCCTTTGGCTGCAGTAAATAGCCAACAGCTTTGCCCTGCCGATCAAGCGTTAAAACATAGTACCCATGATCGCCGATGCAAACCTTAAGCGGCTTTAACTTACGCGGCTTAACGTACCTCATAACAGTCACGACTCCACGATTCGATGTCCACTCATCACTGTGAATCGGCCAGTAATACGGCGGCTTGTAGCCTTCATGAAAGTAGCTGGTTTCAAAGTGGCTGTAAAACTTTGGGTCTTTGTAGTATAGGTTTGCCCGATGCGAGTGGTGAATCATCGAGCCCCACCACCATGGCTTTTGCGGCGTAAAGTCGTAGTCGTGAAAGAATTGCTTGAGGCCAGCAAAATCGTTCATGCCACGAAGCTCGCAAAAGATACAGCACAGCCAGGCGTAAAAGCAATGGTACCCTAAGTGCCCCTGCCACATTTTCACCGCAGGGTGATTCGTCCAGCTATCACGGTAACCGCCCGTTAAGGCAATTACAATTTGCTTGCACTCAACTTTTTGTTTTCTTAGCCGAGCATCGTCAAGCTGGGCCAACGACCAATGGATGCTTGGGTACGGGAGGAATGTTTGCATGTCATACTATAACACTCAGAATTGTCTGCATCAGTATATACAGATAATTAAATCGTACCAGTGTATTCGGCAACCACGTGAATCGAATCGTAACTCGCCAAAGTTCGTGCGGATCCGCCAATCGAAATGGTGGTCGCAACCTGGTACAAAATAAGGGTTCTATTCGTCGCATTGAAGTAAGCCTCCAATGCCCCGTTTCCCACTGCGGGCAATACCGTCGAGGGAAGTGAAACATCGTTGAGGACGATCCTCAAGTCCACTGCCGCATTAAGTGCGTCAAGGTTTCGACCAGCGGGGTCAAGGCTAAGAATATCAGTTGAAGCAACGCCGGGCAACGTGATTTGCCAAACAAGCAGACGAATCGCCTCACTGTTAATCCACCACCCAGCCATCACTTCATTAAACCGAGTAATGTCGGCGCCCGTCTCAACGCCCACCCCATGCGAGGTCCAACCAAAGGGTTGCTCGGGCTTAAAGCCGCCGACAATTTGCCAGCCATGCGCTGACCCGAACTGGGTGCCAAGCGCATAGCCCGCATATGCGATAATGCCCTCGTCTTGGCCACCGCGACGATTGTAAAGATGGCTGGCGTCATTTGTGGCACTTGTAGTGCCAAAGGCATTGTCGCTCGACATTGAAATCAGGTTATCGCAATAAGCCATCAAGCCCTGAAACTTGCCTGCGCTGCCTTCTCCACCATCAGTGCAGTCGATGTACCTCCAGCCGGCTGCAGTCCAAATGAAACCAGCGCCGCGGGCCAGCGAGCCGCCTTGTTCGGTTTGAATAGCGATCCATGGATGGTCGGCGTCGGTGAAAGCTGAATCAGCATTCCAAATCCACACCTTACCGATGTCGGAATCGTCGGGTGACGCGGGGCCTGCGGTATGATTGGACCAAAATGTTTTGACGTATATATGATTGATGGAACCATCAAGCAAAGACATCAGCATATTCCAGGCTGCTTCAGAGCCCGAACGATTAGGGCTTAAGCCCAGGAACCCCCACCTATCGCTGGTAAACGAGTTGAAAGATGTCATGCCATCAACCTCCTATTCTTAATAACTGCGCTGGTAACTTCTACTTGCCTCGATTGGCCCTCGCCCGATTGATCGTCGATGGGCTTAACAGTTGCCGTGATCTTAGAGCCGCCAGTTGGCAACGGGCTAATGCCATTGCTAATGTTGAAGCTAGTCGAAAGCATGTTGGCTGCCTTGAGGTCAGTCAATGGAATTTTCAGCCTCGTTTCGCCCACTACCTCGTAAGCTAATGTTTCAGCCCCCGAGGCCTCAAGTGTTACAATGAATCGAGTTTGGCTAAGCCCGTATTGATTTGTCCACAGCATCGGGGACGGCGCTTTGCCGATATAGGTCCATTCTAAAATCAGGTACTCAGGTGTTTCAACCATTGCGGTCGAGTCCATCATTTTTTCTTGGAGCCTCGGAATGATGCTTGATATTTTAACAGGCTTGCCGCATTGAGGTTGATATTCGTACAGCCGCTCAAATGTTTCATCAATGTCACCGCCGAGCGATACAGCCTTACTAAAACGGTCAGTGCCCCGAAGGTTTAAGTCGAGCGTCACAAACCCCAAACTTGCGTCGGTCGGGAAAATTACTCTTGCCCCGCCGGGTACTGTTAACGGCGGCAAATCAGTGTCAGCTAAGCCAAAAATCAAGTTGCTGATGTCCCATTCATTCGCATCGGTAACGCTCGTGTCTTTCACTGCGGTAGCAAAGGCGCACAAGCATTCTAGCTCGTTGAAAACCAGGAAAAACAAGTTTCGCTGATTCTGCAGAACGTCAATGGCCGTGAACGAAGTAAGTGTCTGGTTCGGGTCGTTCAACACAACTCGAAGCTTTACTTGGGGCGGGTAAAAAATACCGCCGAACATTTGATTAGCGAACAATGGGCCAGTCGGGTTGTCGGTGGCGTTAAGCTTAGTTGAGGTTTTAACATACCCGTCAAAGCCTGCAGCTTGAACAACAGTACCCACAAGGTACTCGCTATTATCCGACGAGTCGTATATGATGGCGCCCCTCATGTCGGAGGGCGGAGCGAAAATTGTTGGCACGACATAGTATCCAGGTGTGTCGCGGTCAGATTGACGCAGCGCGGGTGTCTGCAGAATATCCCACCGAAGCCGCGGCGGAACGTAGATTTCATTGAGTGAATAATTTTCGGCGTCGGGTGGAAACACAGCCCCGATCGCATCAAGGTCATCGTAAGAACTGCCCGACACCTCGAGTCGCCCGTTTAAGCCTTGGGTGATATCTTGAGCCCGCATCAAAATATCATTCGACTCACGGTCACTTGTAGCGATAAGGTCACCCGGCAGCATGCCAATATACTTAGGCGATATATCGACGGACAGACGCTTTAACTCTAGCTTTGGTCGATCCAACAGGCGTGCCGCAAGATCTCTCGCAATCCCCGCGTTCATCGTCATAGGGAAGGAAATCCGGAAAGCGTCGGCCGTTACATTCAACCGTGTTCTTTCTCGCTCAGTTGACGACTCAAAGTCATTAGCCGGGTTGTAGAAACTGACCTCAACCTCAGAGGGCGCAGCATTTTGGTTTTCAGTGACCACCACGCCAACCCTACTGGGTGATACTTCATTGCCGAAATCGGCGGCATTCAAGTCACCGTAAGGCACTGTGAAGGTGGTGACTTGATCTCGGGTCAAAAACGTCAACTTTGAATTTTGAAGCCGAACAACTAAGTCCGCGTACACGATCAACGGGTTAAGAATACTTGAAGTTTCGCCCACGCTTGACCAGACAAGGCCGCGAACACAAAGTGAAGTTGAGACTTTGCTGGTGTCATATAGTAAGCCACTAATTTCAGCTCGAGCCATAATTTTGTCGATGGCTTGGGGAACGGTCAGACTATTGTCAGCCTCGACAAGAAACTGAATCTGCGGTAGCCTGTTACCTGTCGCGGTAATGAAAAAGTCCTTGACTACAACGTAGGCAGTGTTTTTGAAGTTCGGCATATTCGACGAGTTTGACACCGACAATGCAAGTGCACCGGGGTCTGCAGCAATCGTTGGGTCGATGCCCGTTTGGCTGCCGTCATAAAAAGTCAATGATGTAGCAGAAGCTGGGTCAATTGACCCGTTAGCGTAAAATGGCTTGCCGTCGTAAGTAGCGCGAAGCAATCGAGACATCGGGCCCGTATGTCGAGTGTCGGCGAGGGCAATAGCGAATGATCGGTAGTAATCATACCGAATAGTAGTTTGCTCGACGACCGTTTCGTT